GCACTCAAACAGATGATAAATAATGCTGTTGAGTATAATAAACCTTCTGAAATTTATGCAGGGAAAGTAGAAAGCACATCCCCTCTTACCATAAGACTCGATGTAAACGTACCTGCTTTGGAGGAAGATGAACTTATTTTGACACATTTAGTAAAAGATTATGAAGTAGACATCACCGTAGGACATTCAACAGAGGAAACAGAAATTGTCGAGGGTGCAGTGACTGACATAAAAAAACATAAACATGAGTATAAAGGACGAAAGAAAATAACAATTCATAATGGACTAAAAATCGGAGAAGGTGTTTTGCTAATAAGACAGCAAGGGGGGCAAAAATTTATTGTTCTTGACAGAATTGATGACCCACAAACAGAAGGTGAGTGGCTATGATACCAAAGATTGAAATAAGTGCAGATGTAATAATAAGAGAACAGCCTACAAAAACATACAAGATGGAACTTTACAAGGGAAATTATATTCTAGGATTTGTAGACGGTCAAAAAGCAATGGAACAAGCAATATATAAAATAATACGTACAGAACGGTATAAATATATAATATATTCTTGGAATTATGGAATTGAGCTTGAAGATTTATTCGGAATGCCTGTTGAATATTGTATTGTTGAACTCGAACGTAGAATATCAGAAGCATTGCTTCAGGATAATAGAATAACAGCGGTACATAGTTTTGAATTTGATACCGAAAATGAAAGAGGAACAGTACTTATAAAAAAATTTGTTGCCGAAACATTGTTTGGAAAAATTCAAATCGATAATGGATTATCGGTAGCGATAATTTAAGGAAGGAGGTTGTTATGTTTGAAGTGATAACTTATGAAAAAATAATGGAAAGAATGCTTACAAGAATCCCTAACAATTTGGATAAGAGAGAAGGTTCTATAATATGGGATGCCTTAGCTCCTGCCGCAATGGAACTAGAAAGTATGTATTTCGTGCTCCAAGATTTTATTAAGGAAACATTTGGGGATACTGCAAGCAGAGAAAATTTGATACGTAGAGCTTCTGAACGTGGAATATCTCCATATAAAGCGAGTAAAGCGGTGTTAAAAGGTGTTTTTGATATTGAAGTGCCATTGGGAAGTCGTTTCAGTTTGGAAGATTTGAATTATATAGTAATAAAATTCATCCAACACAATACAACTACAAATCTTTATGAATACGAACTAAAATGTGAGAATTCAGGAAGAATAGGAAATGAAAAAACAGGGAAAATAATTCCTATTGATTACATAAATGGGTTAGGACGTGCTGAAATAATAGAACTCTTAATTCCAGGTCGTGATGAAGAAGAAACGGAAGCGCTAAGAAAAAGATATTTTGATAGCTTTAATATGAAAGCCTATGGTGGTAATATTTCTGATTATAAGTTAAAGGTACATGAAATAGAAGGTGTAGGGGCTGTTAAAGTGACTCCTATATGGAAGGGTGGCGGAACAGTATTACTAACTATACTAGATAGTGATTTTAACCAAGCAAGTACAACTCTGATTAAAAAAGTTCAGGATATAATAGATCCTACAATGGATGCTCAAGGTCTGGGTGTTGCTCCAATAGGACATATTGTCACAGTTCAAGGTACAACTAATGTACCAGTGAATATCGCAACAACTATTTCTTTTGAACCAAACTATACATGGCCACTTGTGAAGTTAAAAGTTGAAGAGATTGTTAAAAAATATTTATTGGAACTTAGAAAAACCTGGGCTTTGAAAAATGAAATAACGAGCAATAATTTAGTTGTGAGAATTTCAAGACTTGAGGCTAGAATACTTGACGTGAATGGTATTTTGGATATTCAGAATACAACTTTAAATGGTAATTCCAATAATTTACAACTTACAGAATATGAAATTCCGACATTTGGAGGTATATCTGTATGAAATTTTTAGAAATTATAAATGTAAATTTATTAGAATATTTACCTGATTTTATGCAGGAATATAGAGAAATTAGACAAATAATGAAAAGTGAAGAACCTGAATTTAAAACTTTGTGGGATTTATTTAAAAAAGTATTTAACAACCAGTTTATACAATATTGTGATGAGGATGGAATAAGTAAATTTGAAGAAATGTTAAATTTACACAGGTATGAAAATGATACATTGGAAATTAGAATTTTCAGAGTTCTAACATACTGGAATGATCAAATTCCATACACCTGGAAAGTTTTGACTCAGAGATTAGACCAACTATGCGGAGTAGGAAATTATGAATTAAAGCCTAATTTCAATAATTATGAACTAGGAATAACAACTAAATTTGATGATTCTAGGAAATACGATGAGTTAAATAATATGCTAAAAATGGTATTACCAGCAAACTTAGGATTTAAGAGTATCAACATACTTACTCCTAAATCTAAAAATAAAATTTATGTATCAAATGGGATAATAAGTTATGCGAAATACGAAATAATTGCAAAACTTCCGAATGTAGTATTTAGTATACACGCAACTGTAGGATTTATGCATGGTAAAAAATATATTATAGGAGGGTAAAAAATGGCAATATTTAAAGATACTACGATAACAGATAATGGAAGAGCATTAATAGCCGATACTTTAGCAAATAATAAACAGATAATTTTTACAAGGATGATTACATCAAGTAAAATCTATGAAGATTCAACCGATGTATCAAAATTAACAAATATAGATGAGATAAAGCAAACGGTAAGTATGTCTAAAATAAGTCAAGAAGGAACAAGAGTAAGATTAAATGCAGTGTTTACAAATTCAGCAGTGAATACAAGTTATAAAATACAAACCATAGGACTTTATGCGAAAACCGGAACGGGAAATGAAATACTGTACAGTATAACTAGAGCAAAAGAACCAGATGTAATGCCTGCAACAAATGGAATAAATTTAGCAACAGTAGAAATTGACTTGATAACAGAAATTAATAATTCTAACGGAGCAACAATGCTTATGAATCCATCTACTTTAGTAACTACTTCAAATTTGGTTGCTGAATTAGAAAAAATAGCAGGACTGGAATTTGGCGGAAACATACAGGACACAGGAACAAAGACGACAGGGAAATTTTATTTTGATAACGTAACAAAATTTTATTACGAATGTATCGCGGACACTAATTTAACGTACAATGAAAGTTCTAAATTCAGAGCTATCTCAAACAAACCACTTTCGGATAAAGTGGAAAATTCACACAAAGTTCAGCAAGCAAAGCTTTACGTGCATGCTGAAGCAATTGGTGCTGGAAGAACTACGTGTAATATTGTAGAAAAAGTTGGGAATATTGTAACTATAATATTTGACAGTGGTAATGCACTCAAAAACATTAATGATAATACTGTAATATTTCAAATTCCAGATGGTTTTAAGCCCAAGACTTTCCTTTCAGTTAATGCTTCACAATATAACACTTCAAACGGAACCGTTTATATTGAACCTAGCGGGATTGGAAAATGGAAAGGTGCAACGGTCAATTCTGCCAGCATTATATTTGCTGTAACTTACATTGTGTAATCGCTAAGGAGGTAAAAATGATAATAAATATTTATAACAAAAATACTCTTGAGATAATAGCAAGACCTGTTATTTCAAGCTTAGAAAATTTTGAAAAAAATCCGAATTTATTTTTTCCAGATTTTAACAAAGAAAATCATATTTTTTCAGAAATTGAATACCAAAGTCCAATTTTAGAAAAAGGGAAATTAAGGGAATCTACAAAAGAAGAGTTGTACAAGGCTGGAAAATATATTTTAGCCGAAAATGAACTAGTAGAGGACGGAAAAATCAAGACAGTTGAATTATCTGAATTTGAATATATAGAAAATAATCAGATCAAGTATAAGAAGGAAGAAAAGATTGAAAAATTAAAACAGGAGCTTTACGAATTAAGACTTGAAAGGGAGAAAAAACCTTTCGAGTTTGAAGTGAAAGGCACAAAATACTTACAAGGCAACAGGACGATAGACCAAAGCAATATCACTAAAATATTGTTTTCATTAGTACTAAGGTTTATCCTTGGGCTTATGGGAAAAATTTCAAAAGGGCAGAAGCTGGACTTTGCACAAGTTATGGCTGATTTGATGAATACAGAGTACAGCAACTGGAAATTCTATACCGAGGATGGAACAGAAAAATATGTAAATGTAAGCGTTCAGAAATTTATTGAAATGAGTGAGATAATGAGAAAGCACACGACAGCTTCAATGGTTGCTGAAACAACATTATCACACAGCTTAGAAAATAAAACGGTTGAGGAATTGAAAACATTTGACGCTGAATCTGAATATAATAAATTGTTTGAAAGCGAAATAAAGCAAAGTTAGGAGATTTTTATGCAGTTAGAAAAAGACAAGCTATATATATGTTTCCATAAACCTAGGAGATTAATAGGGCATTTAATAGCATTATGGACTCTTGGAAAATACTCTCACTGCGAATTTCTTCACAATGGTCAAGTTTTTTTATCTAATCCTGGAGGAGTTAGAACAAGGAAATTTGAGTATCAGAAAAATATGGAAATTTATGAGTTTGATAAAAAAATCGATCCCAAAGATGTGATTGAATTTTTTAGAACAGCTCAAGGTAAGGGCTATGACTATCTAGGAATTTTAGGGCAATTTTTCTATGCTGACAAGGTGCAGGATGATAATCGATTTTTTTGCAGTGAGTTCTGTCTCAATGCAATCGATTATGCTTTGCAGTTCACGTTGACATATAAATTGAAGTCTTTGAAAGATAGAGTGGGTTATCAGTTTAACCCCTCAAAATTATTTAAATATTTAAAAAATATGGAATTAATAAAAGAAAAGGAAGTGTTATAAATGAATATAGAAAAACTCATATGTACAGAAATTGAATTTGACAACAAAAAATACAAAGTGACTGGGGTGAATTTTGAAAAAGATAACATAATATTAAATGTAGAAGAAATAGGAGAAGAGAAAACAACTGTTGAGACAAAAAAATACGTGTTATCAGATGCGAGTATTGAGAAAATGAAGGGAGTGCATCCGAAACTGATTGAACTCATGAAAAAGGCAATAGGCGATAGCCCATATGACTTTAAAATCATACAAGGTCTAAGGACTGCCGAATATCAGAACAGTTTATACCAACAGGGAAGAACTAAGCCTGGTAAGATAGTTACAAAGCTTGATGGATATAGTAGAAAATCGAATCATCAGGCAAAATCTGATGGATATGGTCATGCGGTAGATATAGCGGTTTGCGGTCATTATGACCAAAATGGTGGCTATGTAAAATATACAACAGATGCAGAAATGTTTGACAACAAAAAACTTGTCGAAATTTCAAGACACATCAAAGCAGTAGCAAAGAAAATGGGACTGGAAATAGTGTGGGGTGGAGACTGGAAAACTCTGTATGATACACCGCATTATGAACTTGTGTAAAAAAATAATTTTAAGGAGTGATTTTAATGGACAGATTAACGGCAAAAATTTACATTACAGGGAAAATACTGGAGTTAGCAAAAACACTGATTTACAGAACGGAAATATTGAGTAAAGGAAAAGCTGGAGTTGAAAAATTTAAGGAAGTCTATAACGGATTTTGGGATAAGCTGGAAGAACTGCTGGAAAAAGAGAAGGCTATAGATAGACCTTTTATTCCAAATTTTGTTGAAGAAATAGGAGAAGAAGCTTTGACAATAGCACTTGAAGAAGCTAAAAAGAAGTGCGACTTAAGAGTAGTGCTACAAGATATTTTTAACATAGAAAAGAAGGAAAATCCTGCCGCACTGTAAGCGGAAGAAAGGAGTTATTTATGTTTTTTGGATTAAATCCTGAAACGGCGAAGGAGGTAGTCATGATCTCGTACGGCGTACTGCTTGGATTTCTAGGGAATATAACGTTCCGGGCAAACAATAAAATCGATATTAAGCCGTTCTGGATACGGCTTTTAAACGGGGCATTAGCAGATGCCCTTTATATTTTTCTCATGATCATGTTCCCAAAAATCTTAAACCTTGATGTATCTGTAATGTTCATCATTTTCGGAATCGGATTCCTGATTGAGCCATTATCTGAGTTAGCTATCGTCAAAATGCCTACAATATTGGATAGGTTGATTGACAGATATTTCCCTCCCAATAAAAGAGACGGTGATAAGAATGGTGACTAAAAAAACTTTGTGGGAAAAATTATTTCCGGACAGGGAGCACAAGCACGCACAGAAAAGTAGTAAAATAAATTATGCGAACAAATACATAATTAGGATTATTTTATTTTTCCTGGTTGAAAATATAGCCCTGATAAAAATAAGGGAATATCAGTTCATGCGGAATATGTTAAGAATTGCAAATGAAGGAGGTGGACCTCCTGCTGAAGTAGTACAGGGGTTGAGAGATATAATGATAACCGAAAATCTTATAATAGTTATCATCACGACAGTAATCTCAATCGCGATGCTGTATTATTGCGACAGTAAAATGACTAAGGGTGGCCAGTAATGGTCACCCTCTTTTTTTTTATTTACTAACTCTGAATAATGTTATTTAAAACGGTAAAAAGTTTTTAAGGTAATATACATATAATATACAGCCGTTATAATTGAATTAATCTTAAACCCTCTAAAAATAAGAGATTTTGCAAGAATAACTATTTACTGTTGCAATTTTTTGTAAATTACAATAATTTTTTATAAAGTTCTTTTATTTCTTCCAAGTTTGTATCACGTGGATTTCCACCAGTACAAACATCATTCAAAGCTGATTCGGCAATAAAATCCAAATCTTTTATGTCCATTATTCCCTTTAAATTTTCAGGAATATTTACATCGTGTGCCAATTGTCTTACAGCATCTACTGCTGCTTTTCTATATTCTTCGGGAGCCATTCTTTTAGTATGTTTTATTCCAAAAGCTTTTGCTATTTCTCTAAATTTTTCCCCTGTATATTCAGCATTGTATTCCATTACAGTTGGTAAAATTATTGCGTTTGCAACACCGTGCGGAGTTCCGTAAAATGCTCCTAGAGGATGAGCCATTGAGTGTACAATTCCAAGTCCTACATTTGAGAATCCCATTCCTGCTAAATATGAGGCAAGAGCCATTTTTTCTTTAGCTTCTTCGTCATTTTCCACAGCTTTTCTCAAATATTTTGCTATTAATTTAATTGCTTTTAAATGGAACATGTCAGTCATTTCCCAAGCAGCTTTTGTTGTAAATCCTTCGATTGCATGAGTTAGTGCATCAAGTCCAGTTGCAGCTGTCAATTCTTTTGGCATTGTCATCATCATTCCTGGATCAACTATCGCAACTATTGGCATATCGTGTGGGTCAACACAGACAAATTTTCTATTTTTTTCAACATCAGTTATAACATAATTTATTGTAACTTCGGCAGCTGTTCCAGCTGTAGTTGCAACTGCGATTATTGGAACGCATTTATTTTTTGTATCTGCAACTCCTTCAAGACTTCGAACATCAGAAAATTCAGGATTATTTATAATAATTGCTACAGCTTTGGCACAATCCATAGCAGAACCTCCACCAATTGCAATAATATAATCTGCACCACTTTCTTTAAATTTTTCAACTCCAGCTTTTACATTTTCAATCGTAGGATTTTGTTGAACATCAGAAAATATTAAATATTCCAAATTAGCTTTATCAAGTATATCAGTAATTTTTTTAGCTGCTCCAGCTTTAATTAATCCAGGATCTGTACAAATAAAAGCTTTTTTGAATTTATTTTTTTCCACTTCACCTGGAATAGATTCAATTGCTCCAAATCCATGATAAGATACTTCATTTAAAATGATACGGTTTACCATAACAAGTCACTTCCTTTTATTATAGAAATATTAATTATTTTTTTCTCTTTCTGATATAATTGTATCTCGAAAATTGTTGTTGTCAAGATGAAAAAATGTTGCATTTGATATTGTAGTTATAAAATTTAAAAAAAATAAATTTTTATTCTAAAGGGACAAAATATGTCTCATATAAAAAGTATAATTAAATAACAAAAATAAAGTTGAGGAGATGGGGAAAATGAGTAATGTAAAATTAGTTAAAAATGATGCTTTTTATAACGCTGAGTTTGATACCGATATTTTTTTATATTGGATGATAAAATGGTTAAATGTTGAGACTACAAATAATAGCAGTAAGGTGGCTTTAAAAAATATGGCAAAAAAATTTATTGAGGAAATTTTAGAAGAAAAGTTAACTACAGAAGATATTGAGATACATTTTTCAAATAAAAATTATTATTCTGAAAATAGAACTTTTATTGATAGAATTTTAGGTAATTGTCCGATTTTGTTAATTTTAAATAGGAATCAAAATGGAAACAGAAAATATATATATATATTTCAGAGATTTTAGTTATTACGAATATTCAAAAGATTTTAATGAATACAATGGGAAATTAATTAAATTATTAAAAAAATATGAGAATTTAAAAGAAAACGAAGAGAATAATGTAAAAATTGTTCATTTTTCATCTGATTTAATTTCTAGGTATGAAAAGGAAGAAGTAGAAGAAATAAGTATTTTATACGATAAAGAAAAATTTTTAACTTTATTTGAAAATTCAAAAAAATATATAGATGACAGTATTTTTGACAGTTATTACAATCAAATTAATCAGGAAAATAAGAAAAATTTTGGTGTAAGTATTAACGAAAATTTATCTTTATATTTAGTTTTAGAAAGTTATATAAATAAAAAATTTGAAGATTATGATGTATATCGTTGTTTTGATTATATAAAATGGTTGAAACATGAATTTTTTATAGAATGTTTTTGTGCAAATTTAATTGCAGAAGATAAAAAAACAAATAATTATTTTTTGTTAAAATGGTTTAATAATAATAAAGTCGAAGAAAAGACAATAAAATTAATTCAGAAAGAATTAAAAGATATATTTCCTGATTTTAAGGAAGTTAATTATGAAGATATTGATTGTGAAAATAATGAAATTCCATTAATATGTTTTACAGTAAATCTAGATAGTTCATTAAAAGATATGAAAAAAATGGTTGATAAAATAACGGAAAAAATTGAGAAATTTAATAAAATGAAAAATTATAGAGACATAAGAGAGGAATATGTAGAATATTTTGAAGAAAAGAGATTAAAGAAAAGATTTCGAAGTAATAGAAAAATCAAAAGAAAGTTTTAAATTTTGAAAAAGTGGCAAATCAAGGTAAAATTAAAATGTAAGAAAGAATTTTTTAGAAAGGCTTAATTTTAATTATGAAAAATGAGAATTCTGAGGAAAAATCGATTAGAATATTAAAAATAATGAAAAGGTTGAATCAAAAAGAGATAGTGAATAGAAGTGATTTAGCTAATGAATTTAAAGTTGATAAAAAAACGATACAACGAGATATAGCTACTTTGAGGAATTATTTTTTTGAAGAAGGTGAATCGGATATAAAATATTCTAGTTCAAAAAAAGGTTATTATCTTGAAAAGAATGACAAGATAGCTTTTACAAACGAAGAACTTTTGGCTATAAGTAAAATTATCCTTGAAAGTCGGGCTTTTAATAAAGAAGAAACTGAAAAATTAATAACGAAACTAGTTAACAATTCCTCAATAAACGATAGGGAGATAATAAAAAATTTGATAAATAGTGAAAAGGTGAATTACATTCCTTTACAACATGGACAGAAACTACTCGAAAGCATTTGGAAATTAGCGCAATGTATAAAAAACCAAGAATGGGTGCATTTAAATTATACAAAAAAAGATAAACAATATAAAGAATACAGAATAAAGCCGCTGTCAATAATGTTTTCTGAATATTATTTTTATCTAATTGGATATATTGAAAATAAAGAAGAATATCCTGCAATTTTTAGAATTGATAGAATGAAAAAGATAGAAAATACAGGCAAGAAGTTTAAAATCCTAAATTATTCTGACAAATTTAAAGATGGAGAATTTAGAAAATATATACATTTTATGCATTCTGGACCTCTTACAAGAATAGAATTTAAATACAGAGGCTATATCGAGTATGTGCTTGATAAATTTCCAACTGCAGAAATATTGGATGAAAAAATAGTTAAAGAAAATAATCGGGAAACTACAGTTTATACTGTAAAAATCAAAGTTTATGGAAGTTTTGGAGCGGAAATGTGGCTACGAAGTCAGGGAGATTACGTTATTGAATACAAAATTTTAAAATAAATTTCTATAAAAAGGAGAAAATTTATGGAAAAAATACCAAAAATAAAAATTATAAGTTTAGGAGAAACAGCTCTAAGCACTATTGAGAAAGAAATAATTACACATGAAAATATAAGCATTATTACAATTAAAAATGACTACAAAGATTTAAAAATAAATTTTCAAGATACAGATGTAATTTTGATAATTTTAAATACATATTTTGAAAATGATAAAAATTTTGCCTTAGAAATAATCAGAAACACTGAAAAAAACGACATTTTTACTGGCATTTACGATATTGAAAATGGCTATACTGACCTATTTGATTCAAAAACAGACTTTATCATAAAATGCAAATCTTCAGAAGATTTAAAAAATGGAATCAACGGAATAACAAAAACTTTAACAGCAAAAGGAATGGTTACTCTTGATTTAGCGGACTTAAAAACTGTATTTCAAAAAACCTCAAAATCTTTCGTAATTTTTGAAAAAGGAAATTTAGAAACTTTTGATGATTTCTTGCAAAACCTAAAACTAAAGCTGGAAACTTTTGATAAAAATAAAACTTATAAAATATTTTTGAATATAACAGCAGGAAAAAATATTGAATTGACTCAGATAAAAGATATTGCTAAAATAATGACTAATATTCTTAATGAGCGGGCATTTCTTTGGGGACTGCAAATATATCCAGAAAATGAAAATTTCATAAATATTATTGCTTACATTGTGGAAGATTCAGTTAAATAAATTAATTAATATTATAGAAAGAAGGGAATTGAAATGGAAAGAAACAATATTTTTAATTTTGCAACATCAGAATTGTCACAAGATGCTTTTATATGTTGGTTATGCAACTGGGTAAATTTTGATGATAATGATTTATCAGAAGATGAGAAAAAATTAAAAGAGCTTGCAATTGACTTTATTGAAAAAATGTCAGGTGAAAAACTTGGAGATAGAAAAGTAAATATAAAAAGACAATATCAGAAAATAGATATATTATTGGAAATTCAGAACAAAACAGAATTTATAACTAAGGAAAATGAGAAAAATCCTGTAATAGATATATATGTAATAATAGAAGATAAAGTGGGAACAAGTTTACATAGTGATCAGCAGAAAACATATAGAAATCTAATATTTGAAAAAAATAAAGAAGATAATGGAAATAAGGCTGAAATAAAGGTAGTTTATTATAAAATATACGATGAAGATAATATGGAAAGATTAAAAGAGAATGGTGTGAATGTAATATTAGGAAGAGAAAACATCCTAGAATTATTAAAAGAATACAAGGATAAGATTAATAATTCAATATTTGAAAATTATCATAATTATTTGAGCAATATAGAAACAGATGTAAATTCATATGAAAAAAAGAACTTGGAAGACTGGAATTCAAACTGTTATATCGGATTTTTTAAAGAATTAAAAAACGAAAAAAATTTATTAGAACATGCTATTGGAAGACAAAAAGATTGTAGTTGGGGTTATGTGAATAACTCATCAGGTGGATTTATGGGAATGTGGTGGTTTCCTTTAAAAATGGATGAAATATCTCAAGTAACTAAAAAATTTCAATTATGGCAAAATCAGCTAGAACTTAATAATGACTTGTATCTTCAAATTGAACAATTTTATAAAAAAGAAAAAGAGATATATAATAAGAAAAATATAATTGCTGTAAAATATTCATTGGGAGATAAAGATGATGAAAAATATGATGAAAAAGTGAAAATTTCTTCCGAAATTAGAAATAAAATTTATGAAGAATTAAAAGAAAAATTGAAAGAAAAAGGAATTGAGTTTTACAAAAAGAGATTTGCAGCAGGTCAGTATATGACAGTAGGATATTTAGAATTTGAAAATATTGATGATTGTAAAGATAAAATAAAAATCCTTCAATATGCTTTAAATCTTTTGTTAAAAGGGTGTGTAAAAATTTTTGTGTAAATTAGAATAGAAAAGTATAGAATTTACGATACTTTTATATTAGTTTACACAAAATTCTGGACACACCCGTATAACCTTCGTGAATGGACTTTATCTATCGTTTAAATGGAGTTTAGTATAAAATTTATCTTAAAATTGAAAATATAAAAAACTCATATGGTTTTTTTACTTTATATTCGTGTACTACATTCAAAATATCTTCTTTTTTGTCATGAAACATATCTATATCAAGTCCTTCATTTTTATCAATTAAAAAATATTCATTTTTCTTACAACTAGTAAAATCATCATTCCCTGGTCTATAAAATGTTGCTCCTGAATCAGAACTGACTCTTCCATAGTAGTATTTTCCTTTTTTCCCTATTTCTAATATTGAACAACCATAATCACTTTCTAAATTATAATCTCTATTTTTCCAATCACGAGAAAATTTATCCCAATAAAATTCTTTGGGGACAAAATAATTGTTTATTAAAATTTTTAATGGTAATAAGATTAAAATTATTAAAATGACTTTTATTATTTTTGAATACATTTCAAATCACCTATTTTTTTTCTTTTTTAAATTATCCTCTACTTCTTTTTGGATTTCATCTAAAGATTTCATAGTTTTTCTTATTATTATTGTTTTTATTCGTGTTTCCATTCCAAATGGCTTTCCACCAGCAAGTTCCTTTCTTGGATTTTTTTGTGATCCTGAAGCAAAAATATTACCTACATCATCAAAAGTATCTCTGTATTGTATCAATACTAAAATATTAACATCATATCCATTTTTAATTTTTTTTATTTCCCCTGAATAACCGCATATGCCCTAAAGCTGTAAATTCTTTATTTGATAAAGTGAAATCTACTATCTTTTTGAATCTTTTCCTTTTTTCATAATTTTGTTTAAAATTACTTTTTTTATTTAAAGAAGTTTTCCAAAAGTTTATAATATTATTTACAATACAAAATGTTTCTATTAAATACTAATTATGGATTGAATTGGCTGTATTTTGAAACATTTATAATACAAAATGTTTCTATTAAATTAAAAAATTAAAATTAATAGCAAATCATATCTTGTATTTACAATACAAAATGTTTCTATTAAATGGGAGCAAGTTTTAGCATTGACAAACGACAATGAACATTTACAATACAAAATGTTTCTATTAAATACTAGGGAGTGATTTGTATGTTAAGACTTAATAACAAATTTACAATACAAAATGTTTCTATTAAATTAAAGGTTGATAACTTTACTGGAACATTAAACCACAATTTACAATACAAAATGTTTCTATTAAATTAAAACTTCTTTAGTATATTTTGCTTCAACTTCCAACAATTTACAATACAAAATGTTTCTATTAAATAAAGATTTTACCCCTTTTAGACTTGTATCTTCCGCTATTTACAATACAAAATGTTTCTATTAAATTGAATATACTCCATCTCCAATAAGTAAATCAGTCAAATTTACAATACAAAATGTTTCTATTAAATTAAATAGTTTGCCAAGTCTTTTGAATACTAGTTTGAATTTACAATACAAAATGTTTCTATTAAATTGAAAAAATTAAGATGTAATTCAGATACAGGCTTGATTTACAATACAAAATGTTTCTATTAAATGACTGGATTGACACTATTCTAATTCTTATTTATACATTTACAATACAAAATGTTTCTATTAAATTGAAGAAATAGAAAAACTTTATAATATTGTATTTAATTTACAATACAAAATGTTTCTATTAAATCTTATCTTCCCTAAACTGCTTGAATAGTATACCATTTTTCCTCATTTTTGTCGATACCAATTTTCTCATATATTTTTATCTGAAATTTCTTTTTATTTTTTATATAATAGTCAAAAAATCCAATAAAAATCAATATTACAAAAAATCTGTCGATATCTTAGTTTTTTAGTATTATTCCAGATCGACAGATTTTATTTAGTATAATTATTGTTATAAAGAAAAAAGTAAATAAGAGAAAAAATAAAATGAATATCTAAAAATGTAAAATTTACGAATAATAAACTCAAAAACTTTTTCATCCCATCAATTAAAAGTTCACTAGTTAAACTAATAATTTCATCAAGAGAGATTTTTTTTCCATCAGTTATCCATTATTTGTACATTGAGAGAGTTGTTGATTGGACAAATGCAATGAGAAGATTATATCTGTATTACTCTATTTTTTCGCATATGCCCGATTTTCCCTATGTTGCAGACATCACATTATTTATCATTCGTTGTCTTGTATATAAATATTTTTTATTACTTGTTATTTTCTCATAGGCTTCCCCATATTTTTCAGAAAACAGGAAAAATTCTCTGGTTATTTTATCAAAATCTTCAGGAATACGGTACTTTGAAATTTGTTCAATGTATTCGCTGGAAGTTTTTTCCTGATATTCCAAAAGAAGGTCATCAAGCGAAGAATTTAAAAAATTGACAAAAATTCCTATTTGCAAATCAGTTATCTCAATTTTTGAAAGAAAAGAAACTGGATTAGGTAAAGAAAGTATGCGTTTTAGTTATAGTGAACTTGCAAAATTGATATTAGACTTCAGAGGAAAAAATTGATAAAATAAGTTCAAGAAAATTAAAAGTACAACTGTAATTAAAAAATGACATATAAAAATTAGGAGGAAATATTATGAAATACGTAACTTTAAACAATGGAGTAAAAATGCCTATATTGGGATTTGGAGTATTTCAAATTGATGATATGAAAGAATGTGAGGAAGCAGTCTATAATGCGTTAAAAGCAGGATATAGATTAATTGATACAGCTGCGTCCTACAGAAACGAAGAAGCTGTGGGAAGAGCTATAAAAAGAAGCGGTATACCTAGAGAAGAAATTTTTGTTACAACAAAATTATGGGTAAGTGATGCAAATTATGAAAAGGCAAAATTAGCATTTGAGACATCTTTAAAAAAATTGGATTTGGAATATATTGATTTATATCTGATACATCAGCCATTTAATGATGTTTATGGAGCTTGGAGAGCGATGACAGAGCTGTATAAGGAAGGGAAAATAAAGGCAATTGGTGTAAGTAATTTCTATCCTGACAGACTGGTTGATTTTATTATGAATAATGAAGTAGTGCCAGCTGTAAATCAGGTGGAAATACATCCTTTCAATCAGCAGGTTAAAGCAAATGAAATAATGAAGGAATATGGGGTTCAAATAGAATCATGGGGACCTTTTGCAGAAGGAAAAAATGGAATATTTGCAAATGAAATTTTGTCTGAAATTGGTAAAAAATACAATAAATCTGTGGCTCAGGTAATTTTAAGATGGCTAATTCAAAGAGATGTAGTTGTAATACCAAAATCAGTCAGAAAAGAAAGAATTGAAGAAAATTTTAATGTATTTGACTTTGAATTGAACAGTGAAGATATGGGAAAAATATCTGAACTTGATAAAAAGGAAAGTTTATTTTTAAACCATGATGATGTGGAAATAGTAAAATGGCTTAATGGAAGGAAATAATAAAAATACGAGGGAGATTTCTTCCCTCTTATTTTTTAAGAATCTTTACTAAAACTATCAAAAAGTTTCTCAATTTCATTTTTTATATTTTTCTTACAAATACAGTAAAATGTCATTTTTGCTTCTTTATCAATAATCGGAATTGAAATATTATTTTTGAAATTGTCTTCACGTTCAAGTGTGAAATTTGAACGGAAATGTAGTAAATTTTGCATTTCAGCTAATTCCTGATAAATAATCCTGTCACTTTGGATAAGGAAGTTCATATTAGGCATTTTTTCTAAAACTACATCCTTCCATATTCCTATTGGATTGAATAAGAGCATTCTGTCATCTGTAATATCTGAAAAATGTATTTCCTTCTTTTTAGCCAGTGGATGCTGTAAAGGAACTGATAAAAATAATTGTTCAGTTTTGTATTTTATGCAGAAAAATTCAGAATTATCAATAGGTTCAGAAAGTATGATCATCTGATAAATGTCATTTTTAAGTTTTTCAAATAGCTGAAGATTATTTTCTATTTTATGAAGAATATATTTTTCAGGATAAAATCTTCCAAATAATGAAATCATATCCCACAATGGAGCTGGAGCACATGAACCAATTGAAAAATTATTTAGAACCTGATTATTTTTATTAACTTTTTCTTCCATTTCATCTACAAGATTCAATATTTTTTCTGCGTACTGGATAACAGTTTTTCCATTTTGATTTAATTCCATCTTATTTTTTTTCCTGTCAAAAAGTTCAACCCCTAAAGTTTTTTCCAGCTTTTGTATCGAACGGGAAAGGGCAGGCTGTGAAATATACAATTCTTCAGCAGCTTTTGATAATGTTCCATATGTTGCAAACGCAATAAGCTGTTTAAGTTGTTCCAATTCTATCATATTAATCACCTCATATAATTTTTATTTCTAGTATGCATTTTAATTATAGCACATTTTATAAACGGTATTGTACTTTTATCTTAAATTTTAGTATTATAACTATATATAAAGATAAGGAAATAAAATAAGAAAATGAAGAAGATTATATATGAAAAACTGAAAATTGAAATTCCTACTGATTTATGATATACTTGTATTATTATAAAATCATGGAATGGAGTTTAACTATGAATAAAGAAAGATTGGCAGCTTTTATGG